CAATCAAACTTCTTGGGACAAATGGCGTTAAAGAATCAAGATTCTTCGAGAGCATTTGCAGCTTTTAATGCGTTGGCATGATTAAAGCAACAATAGGAGATTCGACAACAGTTGCTTCCTGGCTTACCTCCCTTGAAAAATCTCAAAAAGAAGCTTTTATTTATTATGCGAAGAACTCTACCAGTGAAGTAGAAGCTTACATGTACGCTAGGTTTTTAACCCCTGGCTATACCGGTAGTATTTCGGATCTTACCGCGTGGGTACAAGAAAAATACCCTAAAGAAGACCTGCGTAAAGTATTACTTCGAGAAATTGAAGACTTACAAATAGACATTAAAAATGTAAGGGATATGGTTGTGGCGAATATGTTAGACCACGCTACTGCTGCAACTAAAATTTCTGTTCTTCAAAAAGAACTGCGGGCACACATTCAAGTTGTTCGCCAGATAAGTGACGGGTTAGATCGAAGAGGTCTATTACTAGCAGGCGCAGATCGTTGTCTTCGCGAATTAATTAATACGTTTGACGGGCAACCTACAATTCAATCTTTATTGGAGGACTCCTCCTTATTAGTCTGGTCTACACTGGAGCGTGAAGAAAGGTCTTAATTTACTTTCACTAATTTATCTGTTATAGATTTTAAAGGGCATCTAAAAATACCATTAAAAGCGTCATTAACACCCAAAGCCATTACTAATTGTTGCTCCTCTACGTAACCCCCAAAAGGCAGAATACATGCGGGCTGGAAAGATACTGGATGACCATGCACATTAGTCCATGTAATCAGATGGTCCTCTAGAGAACCAGAAAACAAAGGTTCTTTAATAACATGTGTAATTTTAGAAAATGTTTCATCAAGAACGTAAGCACTTAAGTGGTATAAAAGGTACATCTTATTGCTGCTTCTCTCTTGCATATGCTTCCAGTGGTAAAACACAAGATGTCCCCCATCAATAGGAATAGGAGGCAGAGAGTTAAAAGTAGGAGATTTTTTGGTTACCTCATCTAAAACATCGCTATTAAGCTCAATAGCTTTATCTTTTTCACATTCAATTTTTATAGGCCGTGTGGAGTAAAGGCAACGAAGTTCTTCCTCATAAGCAAAAAAGCACCAGTTTTTTTCTGTTTTACCTTTAGTTAAGTTTTCTCCTATGGGAGGGATGGCGGCGTGTACCGCCTCTAGTTGATCATTTACGTAGCAGACAATAACTTTAGGGGTGTCAAAAAACTTGACTCCTTTTTTGTCGTATTTACTTGCGTAAGTAGAAGCGACAAACTGTACGTACATAGCTCCGTCGGGACCTTCGAATAATCGAGGGTCTTCGTAGCTCAAACGATGTTTACCTGGTCGTAAGAGTTTGGCCCCAAGAATTGTGCTGTCATCCGCCAGCACACCAATATAAATATCTGTAGGTTTGTTGTTTAAGTAGAAGTAGTTCATATCCCAACGAAAACCAAACGGTTCTGGCTGAGATCGCCACGCGATGTATGTTGTTCCTTTATGCCTCAAAATACTAGGACTAAAGTTCGCTACAGAATTATCAGGGTTGCCTTTTGATATGCGAGTAAATTTGCCCCCTAGTTGTTCGGCTTGTGTGTACACATCGGGTATACAGTTTCCTTGTTTTTTAATAGGGTGTACAACATAGTTGTACATGTGCAAGAAGCGAGCGGAGTTTTGCATGATCAGTTAACAAGTTCAGTGACAGCTTGAGAGAATCCGGCGGCAACTGACTCCCACCTGTACTCAGGTTTTTGAGTCACGTTGTAGCAATCTTCCGCTACTTTTGCGTACAGAGCAGGATCTTCATATAACTGAGTTAGTAGTTTCTCAGCATGATCTACATCAATTAGACCCCTGCCGACCCCTAAATCTTTATCAACAATCCACGTAGATATGTCGATCAGCAAGCCCGCGTCTTTCCAGATATCTTGACACGATGTGTGGTTTGGAACTACTTGAGGCTTTCGGCAACTGGCGTGTTCAAAACTTACAAGTCCCCAACCTTCGCCATTGCTTGTATTAATTCCCACATCGCATGCGTTATAAATCAGATTAAGGAGGTCATCTGGCGGCGCACTGATGTAGTTAATATCTTGTGAGGTTAGAACTAAGCGGTTTGTAGGGTCAGCATCTTTAAGTTTCATTTCCCTTTCGAACAGGGGAATGATATCCCAACCCATATCCTTTGCCCCCATGTGCAAGTACAAAAGCGTATCTGGTTTATCCGCCGCAAAAGCAGCAAAAGCCTTAATGGTTAGGTCAATGTTTTTTCTAGGTTGGTTCCGGTTTGCATTTAAAACAATAAATTTATCTGCGGGAATACCTAAGTTTTTGCGGGCCTCGTCGCTGAGCATAGGCTTGAACTTGGATGTGTCGACACCGTGGGGGAGCACACCTAGACGACTTGGAGCAATGCCGTGAGAAAGAATTCTGTGCGCTTGAGGAACAGTAAAGGTTATTGCAAGGTCCCAATGAGGGATATTTCGGAGCATATCCTTTGGGTATGCCTCACTGTCCGTCGGAAAATAAGCTATAAATTTAAATTTATGCTTTTGTTTAAAGAACTGAATGCATTCCCAAACTTGATTGACAACCCAAATGTCATTTAGACATATAAATATGTCAGGTTTTTCTTTTTCAAAAATTTCGGGTAAGCGAGGGATCCCGAAACGGTCCCCACAATGCATGTTTGCTGCAGGATAAATTTTAAAAGGGTATTGATGAGGGTCTCCGTTGTAGTTTATTCCTATTACTGAAACCTCATGGTCCTTACTCAGATGTTCTAGTACGCTGTGTGTTACACGGCCAAAACCTGTGTTAGAACAGGCGTCTCCGTACCAAAGAATTTTTGCCACTCTGGGTTGAATCTGAGATAGAGTTACTATAACAATAGTGTCAACTTATTGATATGCCAAGTCGTGAAATATTTGCATATCGACGCGGAGTACAACTACGTGCAGTCCGTGCTACTGAAAAAACTACAGACTCACTAGATTCTATTTATGGCAGAGCTGCAAATGACTTTCACACTTTTTGCACAATTTTGGACAAAGCTCCAGCAAAACATATGCTCGAGTGGCACCGACATCTGATTACAAAAGAATCTAATAAGTACTTACTCGACATTGCAGGACCAAATTTAGATATTTTGGCACCTCGCGGGAGTGCAAAATCTACAGTTTTAAACCTTTTTACCGCGTGGACTATAGGTAGACACACCACGGCTAAGAGGCCTCTTCAGATTATTTATTGTTCCTACAACATCGCTACAGCAATACCTAAAAGCCGAATCATTAAGCAGATTATTGATTCTCCTGAGTACCGCAAAACTTTTCCCCGTGTTCAGCTTCGATCGGGTATGCAATCGGACATTGGTTGGTCCATTGATTTTGACTACGCCGAAATCCCTCGTTTAGGTGACGAAGAATTTACGTTACGTGCTGCTGGTCTGAGGGGATCCATTACGTCAAAACGCGCCCACCTTGTAATTGTGGATGACCCCATCAAGTCGAGTGCAGACATTAAGAACCCCACGATCCGAGATGAGATGAATACAAACTGGTCTTCAGTTATCTCTCCGATTATTTTTGAAGGAGGGCGAGCCGTTTGTTTGGGCACACGGTTCCACCCTCTAGACATACATAAAACAATGTTCATACCTCAAAAAGGGTGGAAGCAAGTTACCCAAGAGGCGATTACATACGGGGATAAGGGGGAGCCGATTAGTTACTGGCCGGAGCAGTGGTCTTCGGAGTACTTGTTAAAACAAAAAGAACTAGACCCAGTCGCTTTTGCTTACCAGTATCAGCAGCAACCTGTGATGACCTCAGATTTGGTGGTGTCTCCGGACCTCCTAGTTAAAGGAGAAATCGTAACTGAGTTTGATTCGTTAGCTTTAGGCGTCGATTTGTCTGCGAGTAAAAACGAAACTAGCGACTACACGGCATTTGTTCTTGGAGGAAGGTTGAAGGACAAGTACTACATAATTGATTCTCACCAGTGTCGCTCGATCGGTAATCTTGAAAAAATAGATATGTTGTGCGACATGCTGTTGGAGTGGGGCATTTTACAAAATTTAGATGGTAAATTTATACCTACGTACTCGACGATTACGTTAGTTGTTGAGTCTGTTGCGTACCAAGCTTCTCTGGCAGCGGACATACGTAGGGTGCTCTTAAACGAGCGAGAATTAAGTAACCTTCACGTTCATGAAGTTAAAGGTTTTAGAGGAGATAAGATCGCAAGGTTCCGTGGGACTTTAGGTTTACTAGAGAATAAAAAGGTCATTTTCAATAAATATAGAAAGTTTGACGCTTTGTTTGATCAACTGATTAATGTGGGTGCCACGGCGCACGATGACTTGCTGGATGCGTACACTTGGCTCATAACATACCTGCAGAGAAGGGGAAATTTTTCAATAGAATTTTGACGCCCCCTGTGGAAATAAGTAGAGTCAGAGAGGTTTCTCGGGTCTCCGAGCTTTACATGAAAGAAAAAATTTGGGTCGCGATAACGGCGCACAAACCGTTAAGCCGTTTAAATAGTCTTGTTAATGTCTTAAACGAGTATTTAAGGTACCCTTTTGATTTAGATGTTAAAATTTATATTGACTACGAAAGCCAGGACGACGTTGAAATACTCAACAGTCTGCTTGAGCCTTATAAAAAACTAAGACCTGAGATTGTTGTAGCAGAGCCGGGATACGAAAACTGGTATTTAACTTGGGCTCATAAAACAGATCTAGCTTTACAAGTTCTTAATAAGAAAGCAGATTTTTATATTTATCAAGAAAATGACATGCTTATAACGCTAGAAAACTTTTTGTACTGGCATAAATGGCGTCGTGTTTTAGGTAAAAGGGGTTTAGAGCCCGGTTTTATCAGGTATGAGCTGTTGAATGGCTTAAAAATTCCTTTTGACAACTACTATAAATACTCTTTGACTAAAGAAACCCCTAATGTTTGGTACGACATAGGGTTTACAGTCCCAAAAATATTAGTTGTTGCTTACGACGTAGACTTTTTTGTTCAAGTAGCAAACCCTTATTACGGGGCAATGATCCTTAATCAGGAGGATGGGGATAAGTACATACGTTCAGAGAGCTTCGACCCTAACTTAAGTTTTCAAAAAGTAGGGGTTAGAAACTGGCCTCTCGCAGACCGAAGTTCTATGGGTTTAGCTTTTGAGGAGCCCCCTGACGGGTTAGAGCACAGACGTTGCGTACCTGTGGTGAAGGAAAACGGGGTTTATGTGCCTCATTCTGCTGGTTTATTAAGGCATGATGACACAAAGTATGCTCCTGATTTAGCCCTTAAACATTCTGACCTTTTAGACTGCTCTCGCATGTTTACCATTGCGTAAAAATGATTTCACGAGGAGCTAATTTTGTTGAAATTTGTTACTGCTTAAATAAAAAAAATATCTGTCTTGTTGTTCCGCGTGAAGAAGCTTATAGAATCCGAAAGCAATTAGACAAGTTAAATGGAACAATATACAAATTTGAACCGAGAGGCAATTTGTGTTAAGCCCGCGTACTACAGCCGTAATGGTTTGGAGTGTTATGACGTGCAACGAGCTTCGATGGGCATCGTCAAGTATCAAGGGTACTTAGAGGGGTGCGCACAAAAATATTTGTGGAGGTGGGAACAAAAAAACGGAAAAGAGGATTTAAGCAAAGCGGTTGAATACTTGACTAAACTGATTGAAACACTTGATTAAAAATGGACGTCAGAGCTTTTGGGAGTTACTACGGTCAGACTTCTTCGCTCCCTTACGCAAGCGGGTTTAACGTTCCTTCCGGTACGACAAGAAATTTTCCCGCTTGTCGAGCTGTTTATGTTGAATCAGCTAACAAAAGTGCAGATAAAACTCTTACAGTTATTTTTACAGATGCCAAAGCACCTGTAACTTTTAGCCATATTCGAACCGATGTTCTTCTGCCTATTTCAATTACACAAATTAGCGGGACTTCTACTATAGATCAGTGCTATGTTCTTTATTAATCATGTCTGAAGTAGCTAAAAAGCGAGACCCCGCTAAATGGGCTCAAGCTAAAGCGAGGGCACGTAAAAAACTTGGGGGGCACAGCGCAAGAGCTATGCAGTTAGCAACGAAATACTATAAAGAAGCAGGAGGGACTTACTCAGGTAAAAAATCCTCTGAAAACAGGTTAAGTAAATGGTCTAAAGAAGACTGGCAAACTCGTGAAGAGTACGAAAAACCAAAAAACTAGTTATGGAACACTCCAAAGTGGTTAAGCCTCAGTTATTTCTCGAGAAAAAAATTACATCTGTTTCAGATGTATGTCCAACTGCCACGCTTAACGTTGAAGAAAACGTAAAGAATCGAAATTGGACAATTGATAAGTTTAAGTATGGGCCGCTGAACCCTGATTTTCCTGACCCTGGTTTTTGGGAGGATAAAGCGGACACGTGGAACACCGATGTCGAACACGCTAAGTCAGCTCTCTGCGGAAACTGCGCAGCTTTTGATCAGTCCCCTGTGATTTGTAATTGCATCGTTAAAGGGATTAATGAGGATAAAGCCGCAGACCCAAGAGACGTGCTTGAGCTTGCAAACTTAGGTTATTGCCAACTTTTTAAATTTAAATGCGCGGCTGAGAGAACTTGTGATGCCTGGTTGCATGGAGGACCTATACAGTAATGGCCGATTTAGCTCGTGAGGGAGGAAGGACAGAGCGCTATTTACCTCGCTCTGCTTGGGCTCAACTTAGTCCTGAGGAGAGGCGAGCTACTGATGAAAAGAAAAAACGGGCTACCTCAGGGGATAAGCCCGTGAATACACAAGTTGCTAATACAGAAAAAGCTAAAGAAGCACGTCGTAGAGCTAGCAAGTATCTTAGTAATAGGAAAAAATAAGGTTCATGGATTATTTTGCTCGCAATTCCAATTTTTTTACTAATGCTCTAGGTGCGCAGGAAAGAGCAGCTCGTGCTCAAACTCAAGCCCAAAGGCCAGAGATGGCATCTGATCAATATACGGCTCAACTGGATCAACTTGGATCTCAAGGACCAATTCCTCCTCAGTACGGTTTTTATGGAGTTGAAAATGAATCAGAAAACCACACTGGTACAGTTCCTCTTGATATAAAGGAGGATCTTTTAAATCGAGCGAAAGCTAAGCAACGTGGGGTTAACGGAACCTTTAAGTTCTTAGCCGGCGGTGGAATTCTTCAGAAATAGAGGTAGTATGCTGTCAGCCTAATTAGCTGACATGCTTTTTGACTGTTTTATGTATTTCGACGAGGAAGAACTCCTCGAACTTCGCGTCGAAATGCTCAAGGACATTGTGGATGGGTTTATCATCGCAGATGCAAACCTTACATTTAAAGGAGAAAGTAAAGAGTTTACTTGTGTAAATACAATCCGAAAGTTGGGGCTACCGGAAGACAAAATTCAAGTTTTGCACTGCGAATTACCTCCTGCTGAGACTCACCCAAATCCTTGGGTGCGCGAGTACGCGCAAAGAGATGCACTCGGTGTGGGTATGAGGATGTGCCCTCCTGATTCTTCTTTTTTCTTTA